ACAATCATACAATACTAATGGTGGTGACGCAGAAGAAGCTATTAGATTAGTTAGATCAACACAAGCATACAAAGATGAGTTTCCTGGAATTTTTAGAGATGATGGAGTTACTCTTAGAATAGATACAACTACACCTGAGTTAGATTATATAAAGATAAAAGAAGATTATAACAATTATTTAGAAGACTATAATTTAAATCCAGAATATTTTGAAGATAAAGTAACACAGTTATTTGAAAATGATGTTGCACCAGAAACATTTGCTCAAAGATTAAACGTTGCATATAACTCTTTATTTAATCAGTTTGACGCAGTAAAAACATACTATGTAGAAAACTATCCTGGTACATTTCCAACAGTAGATGATATAACAGATGAAGCTATATTTGCTAGCTTTATTGACGAAGATGTATCTGCAGATATTATAAATCAAAGAGTAAAAGTGTCACAAATAGGTGGTGCTTTTAAAGCTCAAGACTTTGCAGTATCAACTAAACAGGCACAGAGATTAATAAGTGCAGGTTTAAGTGGAGAAGGCGCACAACAATTAGCAGCAAGAGCAGAAACACAACTACCTAGATTACAAAGACTTGCTAAAAGATTTACAGGAAGTGAAGACATATTTGGATTATCACAATTTATAGAAAGTGAAGTATTTGGAGAGGGAGTATCTGAACAACTAAGAGAAAGACTAGAAGCTGAACAACGTACTGTTTTCACAAGAGAAGGTGGAGCAGCACGTACACAAGAAGGTTTAACTGGATTAGTTGAACTTTAAAATAAAGAAAGGAAGTTATGAAATTAGTTGAAAAATCTAAAAGAGCTAGAAATAAAAAAGGTACTTTTAAAAAAGATATTAAGTGGACATGGTGGAATGACGCTTGGGAATATAGATTAACTAAGTCTGGAAAAATTGTAGTAGCAGCAGTTTTATGTGCTATAATAATTGTACTGGCGTTAGTAGTATCCGCCAGGTAAAGAATAGATCTCTAAATTCTAAGTAGGGAACCTACGTTCTACTTATGTATCTAATTCGTAGAGGTGTTGTTGCGATAGTTGCAGCGCCAATTCAACATATAATCAAATACTGTAACTCACTCCCATTATGTACCACACCTTAATGGAGCAATAGTGTAACTGTGTGAGAAAGCTAGGAGAAAACTAATGGCAGAAAACGAAGAAATTATGGAAGGCAACGAAGGTATAAAAGGTTTAAGGGATAAACTTAAATCTGTAGAGCAAGAGAATAAGGAATTAAAAAGTGTTGTGAAAACATCTCTTTTTAAAGACGTTGGTTTAGATCCAACTGTAGGTACAGGAAAGATGGCATTCGATCTTTATGACGGTAAGCCAGATACTTCTGAACTAGGAAGTTGGTTAAAAGAAACTTACGACATTGACACAACAGTTCAGCAGAACAACGAAGTAGCTGCTGAGAAGATAGCTGAAAGTGACGTAAAGATGACAACTATAAACCAAAATTCTGTAGCAGCTCAACCTGTTGATTTACAAGAACAGTTGCAACAAGTAATTGCTGAAGGATCTGTAAAAGATTCAATCCGAGCAAAATTACTTTTACAAGAAGAAGAAAAAAATAACAAATAATATTTCGACTTAATTGTCGAGAGAGGATAAATAGAATATGGCAGCAATATCAGGTGCAAACCCTATTGTAACCAGTAATATTAATAACTTTACTGGTGAATTATTCAAGATCACTCCTCACAGAACTCCTTTACTAGCTGCGTCAGGTGGCTTGAACGGTGGAATAGTAACAAACGCTACTTTCTTCCAGTTCCAAACACAAGACAATGCAACTGTATCATCTGTAACACCAGATGACGAAGGTGGGCAACCAAACTACTCAGGAAGAAGCAGAAGCTCCCAACAGGGCGTACTTCAAATTTTCCATGAGGCAGCACAGGTTACTTACACAGCGCAAGCAGCAAGTGGTGAGATCGTGCCTTTTGATCTTGAAGCTAATTACAAAAACAGCATTGATAAATTATCATTAGCTGGCAGCAATCCGATATCAGACGAATTGGCATATCAAATGGAACTTATACTGGAAACAGTAGCTAAAAAAGTTGAATGGGCAGCATGGAACGCTGCTTTCAATGATGGTTCTGATGGTAATCCAAGACAGATGAGAGGATTCGCAGAACACGTCAACTTGACAGGCGGTAACTGGGAATATCACGATTCAGATGGTGATGGAACTGGTTCTAACCAAGTACTGTCATGGACAGCAGTAGCAAACCTTATGCAGACAATGTATGAAAATGGCGCTCCTATGAAGCAACCAGTACTCTTCGTGAGTCCTGCGCAATTAATGGCTCTTAATAAAGAAATGATTAAGGGAACAGCAGCTTCTGGAACACAAAATTATGGAATCCTACCAAGAGAAAGAAATATTGGTGGTGTGAACATAGATACACTTGTTACTCCATTCGGATCTATTGGCGTTGCTCTATCTGATTATCTACCTGCAAACAAGAGTTATATCGTTGACTTGGCTTTCATTAAGCCAGTCTTCCTTAACATTCCAGGATATGGAACTATGTTTGTAAGGGACGTTGATCAAGATGACTACGCAAGAATAGCTAAAGCCGTTTATATGGAAATGGCTTTTGATTTCGGACCGCAACAATATCACGGTGAAATCAAGTTCGTAGCTTAATTAATAATCTTTAGGACCGCTTATTTTGATAGGCGGTCCTTTGGATATGGTAAGATAAGGAAGATATGATATACGGAAGAACAGTAAACATACCAGTAACTATAGCAAGTGGACAAACAGAGAGTTCATCAGCAGAAGTAGGAAACATGTTATTAAGTGGCATTGTATTTCCTGCAACTATGACTGGTGCGACAATAACTTTTAAATGGTCTTTTGACAATACAACATTTGTAGATGTAAAAGAAACAGACGGATCTGCAGTATCTTATACTGCTTCAGATGGAGATGTAATAAGATTAGATCCTAGTGGTTGGTCATTTGCAGGTCAGGGATTTTTAAAGATAGTATCTGCAGGCGCAGAAGGTGCTGAAAGAAAAGTTAACTTATTATTTAGAACTGCGTAGGAACCTATGGGGAACCTACTAATACTTTTTAAAGAGGGGAAAACCTCTAGGCTTTTAGAATCTGCTGCAATAATTAGTGATAGTTTTGTTAAATCATTTCCAGGAGAATTTGAAGCAGACGAAGTTTTAATTGGAACACTGGGTGTTATGAAACTAGGTGTTGGAATGTTTGGAGAATAATGTCAACATTTGGAGATTTAATAACAAGAACATACAGAGAATATCTACGTCCTGTAGAAGAACAAGAACCTTTATCGCAAGTAGCTAACACTGATAGCGTCACAGGTGGTACTGGTATAAGTGCAGCAGGTACAACTTTACAATATCAAGCAGGATTATTTACACCAGAAGAAGAAGAACTAATTGGATCTGGTGCAGTTTTAGAAGTTGGTCAAGAGTTAATGATGGTTGAAGATATTAACTCAGTTGCTAGAGAGATCACAGTAGAACGTGGAAGACTAGGAACTACAGCAGCAATACATTTTACTGGGGCAGACATAATACTTAAACCAAAATATCCTAGAGTAAATGTATCAAACGCATTAGGGGATCAGATCATAGGATTATATCCTGCACTGTATGCAGTTAAAACTACAACACTGACAACTACTTCAACACAGTATGTAGAAATGCCTGCAGGAGCAACAAGAATATTACAAGCAAAATTAAATAACAGTACTACTTCTGTTACAACTTACCAAGATATAGCTTTAGAATTATTAACAGACTTTACACCTAGTTCTACAAATGCAGCAGTACAGTTTCCAACAAGTCCTACTTCAGGTAAAAGTGTATATGTAGTTTATGCTTCAAAGTTTACAAGACCAACATCAGAGTCAGATAATTTAAATACAGTATCAGGACTAGAAGATTTCCATGAACAAATAGTTATGGTAGGTGCAGTAGCACAGATGTTATCAGAACTAGATGTTGACGTTTCAACACAAAATTATATAACAGAAAACTTAGAACAAAGAGGAATACCTGTAGGATCTGGTGAAAGATTAAGAAATGCTTTACTCAGATATTATGGAGTATTATTAGATAGAGCTAGAAGAGAGCAAAGACACAGACATCCACAAGGTGTGGATCTTTATGGCGTTAGTTTTACCTAATGCCTTTACCAAATACATCTAACGTTGCAACACCGTTAGCATTCGGTTATGAAGCACAAATATCTGATGGAGTTACAGATGTTCTTTTAAGATTAGCTGTTGCTCCTGGTAGAGAATTAACTATAACTACTGCTCCTTTATCAGCACAACAAGTTAACACAGCACAGGTACCAGAAGAGTTTAGAGCAGAGTTTGGTCAAACTTATGGTAGATCAGATTTTTCTGGAGGTGCAGGTTTAGATCAAGCACATCAAAGAAATACTGGACCAAATGATTATAGAAGATTTTTTGATAGCAAAGGTGTTGATGTATTTAAAAATGCTAATGATAAGGGAGTTAATTACTCTATAGAATTATTACATAGTACAACTTTAAATAGAACAAGTAGTAATGCTTATCAACAATGTATATCACATGCTGATGTTATCTGGGCAGCAGAAGGACATAATATTTATTATTCAACAGACATTGGTGCAAACTGGACAACTTCAGATCCTTACTCTGCAGACGCAGATTACAATATAACAGGACTAGCAATAAGCGGAGACATATTGTATGTTTCATTACACGATGGAACAGACAGTATAGTTAGACAAATTGACACATCAAACATAGGTGGTGGTTGGTCTAACTATACAAATGTTCTTAGTAGTGCTGTAATAACTAATATATATTCAATTAAAGATTACATATTTGCAACTCAAACTGATGGAAAACTTCTTAAATTAGATGGTACATCTGCAACTGCAACTGTAAAGGATCTACCTTCTGGATCTTTATTTGTTGATGTAACAGATGGAGGATCAGTAATACTTGCAGCAGCAGACGATGGATATATATATTCAATAAAAGATGACGCTTCTTCTGGATTAGTACTAGCAGGACAAACATTCATAGAAGGAGAAAACATAGTTTCTATGGTAGAGAGTAATGGTTTAATATTCTTTTCAACAGCGCAAACTACATCAGGCGGTGGTAAGATCGGAAGAATTTATAATGCAAGCATTGATTCTGATGGAGTCTTATACACTTTAGTTAACAGACAATTAATAAAACAATTTGGTGATGGAGATACTACTGTAGATAAAAGTCCTACAAGTTTGTTTGCAACAAGAGATCAAATATATTTTGGTGTAATAGAGAGTGGATCAGAATCAGATCTGTATTCAATTTACCTACCAACACTAGGATATGCTAGAGATATTTATTACACAGGAACATCTGGTCTTGTTGAATCAATATGTGTAGTTAAAGATAGATTGTTTTTTAATGTTAAAGCACAAGGACTTGTTCAAGAAAACAGTACTTATGTTGAGAGCGGTTATCTTCTATTGGCAGCAGCAGATTTTTATACATCACAAAAGAAGCAATGGGTTGGTGCAAGAGTATATACAGAAAGCATACCTACTGGTGGATCAGTAAAAACTGAATACTCTACAACAATTAATGACTTAACAGATCCAGACGCAAGTACTTACTCTACTTTACAAATAGATGAACTGCAGGGTGATGGTGACGAAATACCAATAGTGAATGTTATTGATCGTTGGCTTATACCTAAAGTAACTTTATTTGCAGGATCATTAAATGCAAGTACTCCAAAAGTTTACTCTTATAGTTATCGTGCATTCCCAGAACCAGAAGATGTTTTAGCAAGAATACCAATAAACGTTTCAGATAGAATTGAGAGACCAGGTAAAAGACCTAAGAATATTCCAGGCATTGGTACAAAACTTTATAATGCGGTAAAAAGATTAGAAGGAAAATCTGTTATCTTAACGCTTTTTAAACCTGATGAATCCATACGTGGTATTGTAGAAAATGTTACTTTGCCTATACAAGAGATAACTAAGTTAGGCTCAACAACTCTCTTCTGTACTATAACAGTAAGAGGTCAAAGACAAAGTACAACTACTTCTGAAGTATCTAGTTTAGGTTCACTTGGAGTAGGACAATTAGGAGTGTATCAATTCGGCGTATGATATACTAACTAGGAGAAAATAGAATATGGCACATACAAGAAAAGCAGCAGAGACTAATACAAGAAACGCATTTGAGACTACGTTAACATCTCAGTTAGGTGCAAGTGACTTAACTATAAACGTGTCTTCAACAACAGGTTTAGTATCGCCATGTTATATAGTTATAGAACCAGACAGTTCATCACAAAGAGAATATATTTTTGTTGACAGCACTATAGCTTCAACTTCATTAGTAACTACAACTGTTGATAACAGATACCTTACAGGTTCTGCAGCAGGATCTGGCTTAGTACATCCATCAGGATCTAAAGTCAGAGTCTCACCATTATCTCAACACTTTGAAGATATTTGGGACGCTGTAGGTAAAGTAATTAATGCTACCTGGTCAAGCGCACAAGCAGGAGAAGTAGTATTTAATGTTGGAGCAGGTACTGTAGATCAAGCAAATGATGAAATATTTATCATGGACGCAAATGATAACAACATAGTTAAGAAAGAATCTATTGTACATTTTATGGAAGCAATAGATGGAACAGGTTTAACTGCTTCATCTGGTGTATTAAATGTAGGTGGACTAACAACTTCAGAATTATCAGCAGCAACTCTTGTTACGGAATCAGAAGGGATTGGTTCAAACGATAATGATACTACTCTACCAACTTCCGCAGCAGTTAAAGACTATACAGATACGCAAATAGCTGCTAACTCTGGTGTGTCTTTGGGATTAGTAATAGCGTTATCGTAGAGAGGATAGAATATGGCAGATACATTACATTCAGAGCAAGGTGTTCTAGGAACAGGTAGCACAGCTATCCTGGACGCAGTAGCCGCAAGCACAACTGAAACTGTTATTGGGTTATCTTTATCCAATATAAGTGGATCAAGTGCAGATGTTACTGTTGATCTTAGTATTACAAAATCTGGTGGCTCATTAAGGAAGATCTTAAATGATGTCAGCTTACCTTTTGGAACTACTATTACAATAGATACCAAGTTCGTATTAGCAACAGGCGACACTATGCAAGGACTTGCAAGTGCAGCTTCAAGTGTTGACTTCAATGTTAGTTATTTGAAACAAGTCTAAGGGGATAATATGTCCTACATAGGCACACAACCAAATAATGTAAAA